AATAAGGAAGATGGCAGTAGATCTTCTTTTGTTCCATCTAAAGACGTTCTTGTAGAGTTTGATTACTCTTCGTATCACATTCGTATATTAGCGTATCATATCGGATATAAGTTTGAGGAGGAAGATATACATACCCACTTAGCAAAGTTTTACTACGGTACTGAGACGGTAACTGCTGAACAATATGCGGAAAGCAAGGGCCTAACTTTTAAACTTCTATATACAGACTCCATATCAGAGGAGCTAGAAGATATCCCTTTTTTCGCAAAGGTTAAAGAATTTAAGAAGTTTTTGTGGCAAACTTATAAAAAACAAGGATTTATAGAAAGTTTTTTATCGAAATCTCCAATAAAAGGTATAACTTCGAAGACACAGATATTACCCTATGTTTTGCAGAACTACGAAACAGAAAGGAATATTTTAATTATAAACGATTTACTAAAATATTTAGAAAATAAAGTAACTAAATTGGTGTTATATAACTATGACTCTTTCCTTTTTGATTATAGTAAAAAAGACGGCAAGAAGACCATAGGAGAGATCAGGGACATTCTAGAACAAGACGGGTACAAAACCTCCTGTAAGTTCGGATATAACTACCAAGAAATGAAAAATATCTAATTTTTGAACTTATTTTTACTATTTATATATGAAAAATAATACGTTTTTTGATTTAACATACGACTACTTGAATAAGCTATTCTGTACTTTTACAAAGAAGGAGGACCTTCAAATGACTATAACCGACATAAAAAGTAGGTATGAAGTCATTTACTCTAAAATATTTGTATTAGAGACAGATAATGAGAACGAGTATGTTTGTACTTATAACATTGACAGCGACAATATAAATAAGAACAATATCCTTCCTAATACGATATTGATGCACCGCCGTAAGGAGTGTAACGTATTATACACTATAAACTCCCTCAATAAGCTTGTAGAGTCTTTAAACAACGGCGTAAGGGATAACAACTTCAAAGTTAACTGGAAAGACTATGAAAATAGTATCCTGTTAACCCAGAACAATAGCTTCGTACAGCTTAAGACTAAAATCCACGATATCATAAATGTGGAAAAGAAGTCCTAGAAAATAAATTTGGAATTATCCGAATATTCACTATTTTTGTTTTTCACTTAAAAAATCAAGTTATGTCCAAGATTGATCTCATCAAAGAGAGGCTTAGTAAGCTTCAGTCAAAAAATTCAGGTGGTGGTTTTGAAAAAATTGATTATACCACAATTTTCTGGAAACCAAAGTTAGGAAAGCAAGTTGTCAGGATTCTCCCTAGAAAGACAAATAAAGACTTTCCATTTTCAGAAGTAACTTTTCATCAGTACAACATTTTTAAAAAGAATGTATTCTCTTTAGAGAACTTCGGAGAGAAAGATCCCGTAGTTCAACTAGTTAGAGAACTTTACGATGAGAACACAGAAAGCAGCAAAGAACTTGCTAGAAAACTAAAACCAAGAACTAAATACTTTGCACAAGTGCTAGTAAGAGGAGAAGAAGGTTTGGGAGCAAGATTGTGGGAGTTCAACAAGACCACATACGAAAAGCTTCTCAGCATTATGGCTGATGATGACTTTGGAGATATTGCTGATGTTACTAGCGGTACCGATCTTACTGTTGAAGGTTACAATGATGTAATTAAAATTGGTAAGAGAGATGTAAACTATATTGCTGTAAACGTAACCCCAAAAAGAAATATCTCTCCTATTTCTGAAGATGCAGACCTAGTTAAGAAAGTACTAGAATCACAGAAAGAAATTACTGAGATTTATAAAAAGTATAGTTATGATGAAATCAAAAAGATGCTTCATGATTATATCAACCCTCAAGAAGAACCCACTGAAGTATCAACCCCTGCCGTAGAAGAGTCTGTTACCGAGGAACCTCCTTTTGATGGACCATACAAACCTGCTTCTGATTATACAGAAAATAAGAGCAGCGTTGCTTCTAAGTTTGATGATTTGTTCGGAGAAGAAAATTAAATTGTAACATATGGCAGAAAATAAGAACATTAAGGGTGCTGTAGCAAGTGCCCTTCAGAAAAACTCGTCCTTTAGTTTAGAGAACTTTAAGAAATCAAAGAACCTAACTGAAAACGTAGGGTTTAAAAAACAAGAGTGGATCCCACTTTCAGAAGCATTTCAAGAAGCAATTAGTTTACCAGGAATTCCACATGGTCACGTAATTACATTTAGAGGCCATAGCGATACAGGAAAGACTACGGCAATGATTGAAGCAGCTATGAATGTCCAGAGAATGGGCAAGCTTCCAGTGTTTATTATAACTGAGATGAAATGGGATTGGCATCATGCTAAGATCATGGGATTCGAAGTAAATGAAACAGTAAATAAAGAAACTGGTGAAATTTCTTACGGAGGTAACTTTATTTATGTCGATAGAGATCATCTATCAACTATTGAAGATGTTGCCGGATTCATCATGGATCTTTTAGATGAACAAGAGAAAGGAAACCTTCCAATGGATATTGTATTCCTTTGGGACTCTGTAGGATCTATTCCATGTAAAATGTCTGTTGAATCTAATAAGAACAACAACGAATGGAACGCAGGAGCAATGTCTGTTCAGTTTGGCAACTTTGTAAACCAAAGGATTGTAAGATCTAGGAAAGAAAGCTCACAGTATACCAACACCCTTATCATTGTAAATAAGGTGTGGGTAGAAAAGCCTTCTGTTTATGGAGAACTCCCTAAGTTGAAAAACAAAGGAGGAAACACAATGTTCCTAGACTCTACGCTTGTAGTAACATTCGGTAATGCTACCGGAGCAGGTACAAACAAGATTAAAGCTACTAAGAACGGTAAAGATGTTGAGTTTGCTAAAAGGACTAAGATATCTGTAGACAAAAACCACATTACAGGGGTTACTACTACTGGAAAGATTATCGCTACTCCACACGGCTTCATCATTGATGACAAGAAGTATATTGACGCATACAAGAAAGCACATTCAGCAGAGTGGTTGAAGATTCTTGGAAGTGACGACTACGATGTAATCGAAGAAGAAGACAATGGAAGTGTAGTCGATAATAATTCCGGAGATGAATAAGGAAAGACTTTTAGACATATTTTCTAGAATTAATAAAGATGAGAAACCAAAAAACCTCCACCACAACAGCAGAGTTCTTATAGTAGATGGAATGAACACATTTCTTAGGAGCTTTGCTGTTGTTGATAGAGTGAACATGTTGGGAAATGATATTGGAGGATTAGTTGGTTTTTTAAAGTCTCTTGGACATGCCACTAAACTGTTAAATCCGACTCGCATAGTAATCGTCTTTGACGGTGAAGGCGGGTCGGTAAACAGGAAATATCTATATAACGAATATAAATCGAATAGAGATACAGGTAGGATAATGAACTACAAGTCGTTTAATAACAAGTCAGATGAAGACGATTCAAAATACAATCAAATATCTAGGCTAATTCCTTATTTGGAATGTCTGCCTATAACTTTAATATCTTTTGATAAGTTAGAAGCTGATGATGTGATTGGAAACTTATCTGTAAAAATACACGATGAGTATGATGATTCTAAAGTTTTTATAATGTCATCTGACAATGACTTTATGCAACTTGTAAATGATCGTGTTAGTGTGTATAGTCCTACTAAAAAAAAGATATATGATGTAAATAGTGTTGTAGAACATTTTGGAGTTCATCCTAATAATTTTACAATCTACAAAACATTAGTAGGAGATACTTCTGACAACATACCTGGAGTGCATGGGGCTGGTGAGAAAAATGTTATAAAGCTTTTTGAGTTCATGTCTAAAGAAGACCCTAAAACTTTAGAAGATGTTTATCAAATTTGTGAAAGTCCTCCTAAGAATTCAGTTGTATATCAGAGAGTTCTGAATGTTAAAAAACAACTTGAAGTGTTTTATAAAATAATGGATATAAAGAATCCGAATATATCCGATATTTTAAAGGAGGAGATTACAAATCAATACCATAATAAAACACCTCTTCTTAGAAAATTTGATTTTATAAAGTTGTATCATCACGATAGAATGGGAGGAGCGATTCCAAATGTGGAATCTTGGGTTAGTATATTTTCATCGTTAAACAACTATTAATAAGTTATGACAGCAAACAAACTAAATCAGTACGGACATCAATTTCAAATAAAAGTTTTGTACTCCTTATTAAATGATAAGGCGTTCCTTCAAAACATAGCAGATGTAATTACAGCTGATTATTTTGAGTCTCCTGCACATAAGTGGATCATAGGAATAATACTAGATTATTATTCTAAGTATCATACCTACCCTACTATGGAGGTTCTTAAAATAGAACTAAAGAAAGAAGAGAATGAAGTACTGCAAGTATCAATTAAAGAAGAACTTAAACAAGCTTACACTGCTACTCAAGATGATGTAGATTATGTAAAGGAAGAGTTTTTCAACTTCTGTAAAAATCAAAAGCTTAGAGACGCTTTACTATCCTCAGTAGATCTTCTTAAAACAGGAGAGTTTGAAGGAATTAGAAAGATGATCGATGAAGCATTGAAAGCAGGTAATGAAAAAAACATAGGACACGAATACGACAAGGATGTGGAGAGTCGGTTTAGGGAAGAGGAGGATAAAAAGATACCATTCCCTTGGAAAGTGTTTAATGACATTACGGATGGAGGAGTAGGCGGTAGTAACCTAATGCTTCTCTTTGCGCCTCCCGGAATAGGAAAATCTACTGTGGTTTGTAACATTGCTACCCACTGCTTGAAAACAGGGTACAATGTGGTGTACTATACTTTGGAGCTAGATGAGAGATATGTGGGAAAGAAGATAGACTCTATTTTAACTGGGATAGAAGTTAAGATGCTGAAGCACCACAGGAAAGAAGTAGAAGCGGCAGTTAAAAGTCTTAAGGGAAAGATAGTGATCAAGGAGTATTCCCCAGGAAGGGCTTCTCTAGGCACTATAGAATCCCACCTAAAGCAATTAGAGGCCAATAACGACTTCATTCCAGATCTGATAATAATAGACTACCCAGATCTTTTAAAGCCTAGAAGAACCCGTAAAGAAGCCAAAGAGGAGTTAGATGACATCTATACAGACCTAAAAGGTATGGCTAAGGATTTAAAGATACCTTTTGTATGCCCTTCCCAGATCAATAGGATGGGAGCTAAGGATGAGATTATAGAAGGAGACAAGGTGGCAGGCAGCTTTCAAAAAATGATGATAGCAGACTTTAGCGTATCCCTTTCCAGAAAAAGGAAAGATAAGATAAATGGGACTGGAAGATTCCATATAATGAAGTCTAGATTAGGACCAGACGGTATGACCTACTCTGCCAAAATAGA